GGAATAGTTCTGTCAAACCAATACTGCAGTGGGTAATTGTTTGTGAAATTCTTGTTTGACAAGTTGACATAGTCATCTCTATTCATTCTTGCCATCGGAATTTCAGTTAGATTAGATCCGAACACAACTTGATAAACTGCCATGTTCACACCGGCAGTTTGAACAATCCGCCAATACGGTTGGGTTGCAGATGGGTCGAGATCATAGTATAACCATGTACCTGATACCCAATTAACAGCTCCTGGGCTAGCTACTGTAGTCCACGTAACACCATTGCTTGAATATTGAATCTGAATGGTTACAGAACCGCTGACAGCCGGCAAAATACCAACTGTACCCATATAAATACCATTTCCAGTACCTAGATTAATACCGATTGAGCTAGTATTGTTTGTACATTGGCAAATATTGGTGTACTGACCATCAAATGCATAACTTCCATTACCTGTAGTTGAATAACCACCTGTAGTATTGGCTGTAAGTGTTCGATAATTGGCATTTAGTACGTCTACAACACCTGAATCAAGATAGTAAATGTAGTGATCAGGCACCATGCCTAAAACAAGCTTCTGAATACACCAATATTGGATACCTCTATTGGCTAGATGAGACAAAACATAGTAAAGACTGTCTTTCGAAGCTGCTACTTGCTCATCTGTCAACTCTTCAGCTAATTTACCGGCTCTGCGTGCTCCGTGATCAATTAGTTGTTGAACTGATATGACTGTCTGAGAAACAGTGCCACTTGTAGACATTTACCATCCTTTAATGTCATGTTTCTTAGTTTGACCACCTGTGGCACAATGCCATCTTTTTAGCGATGCTGCTTTACGAGTAGGACGACCTTTTTCATCTTTCATCGGTCCTTTCATTCCGCTCATTCTAGCACAAAAGCTATCATGTCTTGGTCCTTTTTCTTGTGGTGCTTTAAGATGACTTCCGGTTTCTCGATTGACTTTATCTCGACCTTTTTGAGTTAATCCTGCACCTCTATCTGTAGGAAGTTTTTCACCTCGTTTAACAGAAAGATGGACATCACCACCATGCTTTTTGCTTTGTGAATGCTTTAAGTCATAGTCTGTAGGAGCACCTTTGCTGCCAGGTTTACGCATATGTTCGCCTGACCCATGCTTGATTCGTTCTTGCTTAGCATGTATATTGTCCCATAAGCCACCAGATTTCTTTCCCACAGACCGCTTGGTAGCATATGCAATTGCAACGGCTTGCTTAACTGGTTTGCCGGCTTTAACTTCAGCGGACACATTCTTACTAAAAGCCTCTTTTGATTTACTTTTAATAAGTGGCATGATTAAGTTCCTACACCAGTTACATTGTTGTTAGCTTGAATCAGCTTACCGTTTACAACCAATCCAGCGCCAATTGTGCTTGAACTTGCTTTCAATTGAAATTGAAGATCAGTTTTTTGAGTATACCTAAAAGGGTTCGGCCTTGTAATTGTAAAGATCGAAACAAAAGGTTGTTGCAACACGCTTAAAGTCACACCAGTCACGTTGTTTGTGGCTTGTACGTTATAGGTTATGATAACACTACTTGTATAACTATTGCTTGTATTGATCTCAACTTGATCTAAATAAAAATCATAGTTTGCAGGCACGCTGTACCAAGCATTTTGAGACTTACCAATACCTACGTTGATTTGACCGTAAGTTGTTGTGCTTACTTTAATTGTAATTTGACCAACATTTGTTGTTTGGCCGGATGCCGGAGTTGTCAAAAACAAATTGTTGATCCTCAAATAACTATTCACTGTGGTTGTTCCACCAGTTGCAATAGTTACTGTCTCTGAAATTTGGTTCCAATTTGCATCTAAACCAACTACAAGTACTGTAGCTCCATTGTCAGTTGCAGAGCCACTTGCCACAACCATAGTGGAAGCTGATGCTGGAAAAGTATACGCTGAAGCATTTTCCCAAACTGCAATTGATGTAGTACCAACAGAAGGCTGATACCCAAAAATATTAACTGTGCTATGGCCTGCAATTTGACCACGAGCAACTTGCAAGTCAAATGGCTCATACGCACCATTTCTAGTGACTGACGCAACAATATTATTACTCATGTCTAATCCTCAATAAAAGAGAGGGGCCGAAGCCCCGCCTCTTAATAGTTACACTTACCGCCGGCTTTTTTATGAGTCGACATTTTTGAAGTATGGTGCTTAGCATGTCCACCATGCTTCATAGGATGGCCTTCCATTTTTTCATGACCACCGTGTGCATGCTTTGCTGCATGCTTATGCATGTGCATATGACCTTCTTCATGATGACCATGAGTAGTGTGGTGTGCTGCATGACCATGGTGTACTTTGCCGCCATGCTTGTATGCATCAATCTTTCTATTCACTTCACCAGTGCCAGACTTTTTGGTGGGCATTTTTTCGCCGTCATGCATGTCATTCAAGTATTTGTCAGCAACACTTTGTGACACTGTTCCACCTTTAGCATAGTGATGTTTCTTAGTGTGGCCACCATGTTTGTAGCCTTTACCTTCAACACCACTAGTCTTTGTCTGCTTAGCAAGACCTTGCTTGGCTTCATGCACTTTATCTTGTACATCAATCTTAGGTTTCAATGCATCACGTGCTTGAAACTTATCACCTTTAGCAGCTAAACCGCCATCAGCATAATGATGTTTCTTAGAATGACCGCCATGCTTATAGCCAGGTGAACGTACACCACCTGTGCCTGCTGGTTTTGTAGGTCCTTTATCTTCTACACCACCAAGCAAACCACCGGGAACTGCACGTTGCATACCGCCTTTAGCCATGTGAGCTTTACCGCCATGCTTAAGACCGTGGTGAGCTTTACTAGCTTTCATGCCTTCATGATGCTTAAGTTCTTTTTCGATCTTGTGCATTTCATGCATTTCAGCTTTGTGCTCTTTACCGCCTTCAGCCATGTGATGTGCTTTACCACCGTGTTTACGCATTAACATTGCAGGAGGTCTAGCTGCCATCATTGGCGCACGTCTTGGCATTGCAGCAGCCATCATAGGCGCACCACCCATTGCCATATGCTTTTTGTGCTTGGCATGTCCACCACGTTTCATACCATCACCAACTTCATCAGCTGAAGGTTCAGTGGTCATTTCTTTAGGCTCGCGGCCAAATGAGGATTTTGACATTTTTAAGCTCCTTTAAGCTTGGGTGATGCCGAGCAAACCTGTTGCTGTGGCGTTAGGACCAACCTGAATTGCTGTCAAACCTAGAGTAATGACAAGCTTATTATATCCATTCAGTGTTCCTGCAGGAATATAAGTTCCACGAACATCAGGTGTTACTGAACTAGACACAAACTGAGGAACCATACTTGCAGCACTAGCAGTATAAGAACCTGTGGCTGCCAAATATGTACCAGCAAGATAGTTGGCTTGTGTGGATGAAAGCTTACCTGTGGTTGAAGATACATATGTCCACCAGTAAGTTGTACCTGTACTAATACCAGTAGGGGGTGTACCAGTAAACTGTACCAAAGTGCCACTAGGAGGAGCATAGCCAACAGTTAAAACTCCTGGCGTTGCAATTGTCCAGCCAGTAACAGCTTGTGTGTTGTAATTGGTTGTATTGCCATAGTAACCATATGCCAATGTACCAACATCCACGTCAACTGAACCAGTGAACCCGGTGTCAACAACATAGGCTTCATCACTAATACGGCAAGGCAAACCCATAGTAGTAGTTGTGTCAACTGATACAGCAACTGCTGTAGCTGCTGAGAATGCAACTGAGTACACTTGGAAGAAAGCTTTGCGGCCTTTAGTGGTTGTGGACTGAACAGTGCCTGTCTGAATAATTTCAGTCATTGACTGTCCATAGTAATCATAACCAGTGATTGTCACTTGAGAATTGGTTGGTGAACCAGATCCGGTAGTCACTGACAAAGCACGAGGATAGTCCAACTGAGTAACTGTCAAACCATTGTTCAACAATACTTGAGTTGTACCACCTGTACCATAGGCAAGTGCTGTACCGCTATAGGTAGTTGCTTGTGTAGGCGTTTTGGCAGCCAACACAGCAGCAGTTGTAGCAGCAGCAGGTGTTGTGTCATAAAGGTAAACACGACCCATTGGGCCGAAACCTAATGACATAGGAGAAGGATTTCCTAATGCACTGTTGGAATTTGTACCAACATATGATTGTGCGGACCCTAGGAAGAGGTCATCTGAAAATTGTGGCATTTTGTCTGCTCCATGAAAAGTATGACAAGTTTTAAAAAAGGGGAAGGTTTTACCCTTCCCCGCTTGGCTTAAGCGCCGGGTGTACCATACATGGCACGTGGATCAGTCCAGTTAGGGATGTAACGCTCAGTGGCTTTATAGCGCATTGAGTCAGTTTCAAAATCACCTTCCATGGTCTTCTCCAAGGCACGACGCATCATGAGTTTCATACCCTCAGGAGCATCGGTCTGTACCCACCAGTTAGTGGACGAAGTCAAACGGCTGATCACGGTAGCGCCTTCAGGCAACAAACCAATTGATTTAATTGGGTTGATGTCGTTATTGGCTGTACCGGTACGCAACACTGACTTTAACAACACTTCAGCTTGGAACACGTTACCAGGGGCAACCACAAGCTTCAAAGGTTGGAGACGGATTTTCTTACCGTTGTTGTCAACGGCTTGACGAATCTGAATCAACATTTGCTCAAGTGACGTCTGGCTAAGAGCAGCAGCTGTTGCCAACTGATTGCTGAATGAACCAACTGCAATGGGGTGTGCTGTGTTAATCAAAGATACGCCGTCACCACCTGTGTAAGAGCTATTGAAAGCTCTGTTCAAGATGTTAGCACACAACAACTCTTTGGTTTCCACCAAGGATTGTGCCAAGTGCTTAGCATAAATTTGACCAATACGAACGTGGTCGCCATCTTCAACCAATACTTTGGTCAATGCAAAAGCAAGACCGAAGACTTGGTAGACATAGCGTTGTAAGAACAACACGCCGCCTTGTTGATAAGTAACGGGGCTGCCATCAGGGAGCTGAGGAGCTGCACCGAAACCGTATAGAACGGGTTCTTCGTGGTAGTTACGAGGAATACCGGCTTGTTCACGGAAAACTGTTGACCACTCGTCTGCACGTTGATCATACACACCGTCAAAGGACTCATTAAGGATCGGTTCAACAATCGATCTAAAGTCCGTACTTCGCATTGGGGCTGCCATAGCTTATTCTCCTTAAATAGCGTTAACAGAAGAAACAAACTGAGGATTGCTGATCTGTACACGAACTACAGTGTAAGCATCGCCCCAAGCATTGTCTGGATAAGGTGCTATATCAACAATACGGAATTGTCCGTTTGAGCCTGAACCAACCAAAGTTGATGACAGAGTCATTTGTGACA